GAATTTTACCTATTTCAAGTGTGTCAGTATCTGTCCACCTTGCAACATAATCCTCAGTACCACTGCCATCTATTATACCGCCTGCTATTTCTATAACATTTCCGCTAGCATCTACTGCTAACCTTTTAGTAGCTGTCCCTGTAAAAGTTCCGGCACCATAAGCATGAAGTTGAAGTTTTCCATTATAATGCAGCTGAAATAAGGTGTTAGCGAGATATTCAGCTTGACCACCCGCTTGATCATAACCAATATTCCAACTATTGAAATTACCAGAGTAGTTCATTCCACAGAACCACTCTTCTCCAGAATAAGTGGAGTCGGTATAAAAAGTTCCAATACCTCGACCCTCGTAGCCCTCCATTAAAATTTTAGCCGTAGCTGCAGGAGATCCTGCGGTGTTTGTGGCTCTTATTGTTAAAGTAGTAGATGTCCGAGAAGCGTCGCCTATAACTGCGCTACCATTTACGTGAAGTGCTACTCCGGGGTTAGTTATACCTATACCAACACTGCCAGCTTCGGTAATTCTGAATCTTTCTTGATTCGTACCATCGACATTGTCCGACAGACTTATAAAAAAATCTGAACCAAAATTTGCATTAACTCTATTAGCGCCCAAAACAACATCACACGCCTCTGAATCTGCGTTAGAAAGTTTAATTGCCGCAGTCGTTCCACCAGCATTTGTACCGTTTACAAAATCAGCAATAATTCCATCTGCAGGAGAAGCAATAACTTCTAATTTTACATCTGGAGTTGGAGTACCTATACCAACATTACCATCAGCCTTTATACGCATTTTTTCTGACGCATCTGTAGAATTAGTACCCGCTGTACCAAAAGTTAAATAACCTTGTCTACCATACGTCTCAGTCGCATATCCCTTTATATAAGATGATATGAATGCTCCGTCTGCGTCATTACTGTAATTTTCAAAACCACCAATTAAATCGTCAGGGACAACACTCGTATCATTACGTTGTAAACGTATGACTGGTAAATTTGTAGAACCCCCGCTAACATGTAATTTTTGATTTGGATCAGCTGTACCTATACCAACATTACCAACCCTGTCTACAGTTACTTGATAACTTCCATTTCTTGCGATGTGAAAATTATGTATTCCTGAAGTTGAAGATTCTCTATCAAGTATGAACCTATGAGCTTCAGTTCCACTTTCATCTTGGTAAGCTGTGATATAGTTATTAAGATCATTAACTTGAAAACTTATACTTTGACTAGCGCTACGACCCACTCTCAATCTTTCCTGACTACCATCACCATAAGTAGGAGTACTTAAACTATCATATATAGTTACTTGACCATCTCGTACAGCAAGTTTTGCTCCGGGACCAGTTGTGCCTATACCAACATTACCAGAGGTATCAATACGCATTCGCTCTTGCTTCGTAGCAACAGCACCAGCAGTTCTTGCTGCATCCGCAGCAGTATAAAATTTTATACCATCATCGTGAAATGAATCCAACTCAATCGCAGCGTAACCGTAAGTACCTGTATACGGATAAATAAAATCTGCGGCAGTCGTTGATGATTTTAAACCGCCAGCTAATACTAAACTACCTGTTCCGTACTCACTCCAGATCGAAGTGTAATGGTTAGTGCCACTACTACCTCCCCATACAATTGATTTACCGCCAGTAGCATTACCTAAATCAAGAGTACCTTGAGGATTTGTATTACCTATACCAACATTACCGCCATTAAAAAATGAATTTCCACCACCTCTTATTGCTACTACGGGGGAAGTTTCTCCTATATAATAGCCGGAATTACCATTTGTTTGATCAATTATAACCGCTAAATTGGTTTGATCTGAATTAAAGTGAAAACTATTTCCTGTTCCATTACTTGCAGCGTCAGAATGAGCATAGTAAAAAATACCATTTTGAGTAGCCGAAACATGATCACTAAATTTTATTCCTGCGTCATTTCCATTACTTGTATTATGGATAAATAAAGCTTGATCTGTAGTTGTCCCGCTATGTTTAATATGTAAAGGGTTAGCGGGACTTGTAATACCTATACCAACATTACCAGAACTTTGAGCTAAAAGAACATCCCCGTCTATTTGTACTTCAATAGGAGCATTATTGGGAAAACCATCACTTGCTTGCTGTAAAACTTTAAATCCACCTAAAGTATCGACATCAGCTCCCTTCGATGTAATCCTAGCGTTAGTTCCATCATGATCAAAATAAGCTGCATTAGCTGCTGTTTCTGCGGTGAAATTTGTGGTTGATTTTACGGCACCAACAACATGTAATTTTTGAGTTGGATTTGCTATACCTATACCAATATTATTATTATCCTGAACTATTACAGAGTCGGTAATTTCCGTACCAGTGGAGCTCCATTTAGTTATATATTGAGATGTACCTGTACCAGTTACTTGAGTGTTTACATCTCTTGTTTGAGTTATTGTTCCAAGAGAGGTAGTGAAGCTCACACTCCAACCATCTATCCAGTTCGATATACCGGTACTCGTAAAACCAAAGGATGCGTCTCTTACTACAACATATGGGTATGTCCAGCTACTACTTGCTCCACTTGTGCCTTTACTAATATAAATAGCACATTTACTACCATCATGTCCAAACTGCACTTTATATGTTGATCCATCATCTGCGGCTAATACCATTGCGCTTGCATTGACCCATTTAGAGCCAGAAGTATAATTATAACCTGCTAGTACAAATGTCTTTGCTTCGTTAACTTGATATTCAAAAATATCAACACTGAACTGCATCATTGTGCTGGTCCAGCTTTGAGGTAATGTAATTTTTACATATCCAGCTTGGCTGCTTGAAGCAGAACCTATTTTACCTCCACCGGGAAACGCTACATAAGATGGGTTATAGTTTGCAGTACTAGTAGCACCGAAACCATCACTACCTCTAACCCGCATGTTACCATGAATATCAAGCTTGTCATTTGGACTTGCATTACCTATACCAACATTACCAGAGGAATCAATCCTTACAGCTTCATCCTGAGAGTTTGTTTCAATAGCAATTTCTGCGCCTGTGTTATTAGTAGCTATTCTTAAAAGATTGATACTCGTCTTAGCGTCTAAGAACGCGAACTCAGTCCCACCATTAGACAGAGTTAAATACGAATTGTGAGCTGTTGATTGGCTATCAATAATAACTTGAGCGCGGCCACTTGTGTTCTTAAAGAGTGCAGTGTTTAAGTCAATATTTTGTACAACATGTAGTTTATCTGAAGGACTCGTTGTACCAATACCAACATTTCTAGCAGAATCAATACGCATCGCTTCTGCAGTCGAGCCTGCAGCAGCTACTTCAAAAGCAATTTCACCATTATCTTTGTTAGTAGTATCATCTCCGGTTTTTAATGCTATTTTAGATACAACAGTACCATTCCAGTCACCAACTATTTGACCTACTGCAGCGTTGGCTACCGTTCTATTCGCTCCTAACCTAAAATTAGCTGCACTGTTCGCTCCTGTATCAATATGCAGTAAAGAGTTAGGATCGGTTGTACCTATACCAACATTACCGTCCATGTCTATACGCATTTTTTCCGACCAGTCTGTGGTCTGATTTGCGTTATTGTTTGTATAAAAAGCAAGTCCCGATCTAAAATAATTACCCTCACCTATTGCTAATATACCAGCGCTTTTCTTTGTGTAATTGTTGTACCAAGTTTTCCAAATTACTCCTCCTCCCTCAGTATTTGAGGTTCCATCTGCATTACCATTGGTAGGATTTAAATAAATACTATTTGTAGGATTGCTTTGCTGGTATTCTCTAGTGTCTAAGTCTCCACCATAAATATGTAACTTTCCTTCAGGACTATCTGTACCTATACCAACATTACCACCTACAGACATATTTCCTGAGGTCAATGAAATAATTACCTTTTTATATGCAGTTCTTGCGTTGCCACTCTGATTATAAAGCGTTTTAGATCCTAAATTATTTGTAGAAGTTCCAGCAGTAAATTCTATAGTATCACTGCCATTATCTGTATTAATACCATATTCAACATAAGGCTCATAATCAGCAAATATGATTGTATCACCTTCGGTAGTGTCTTGTTGGATTGCAATTGCAGATTGTTGTGGGCTTGTTCCAGCAGACGCTACTAATAAAGCAGGTGTATTCGCTGAAGAATTTCCAGCAATGCCAGCTTTTATTGTCCCGTTTACATGAAGTTTTCGAGAAGGATTTGTTGTACCTATTCCAACTTTACCAGATGAATTAATTATCAGTCTTTCAACATTTGCGGTAGTTACTCGCATTGAATCATCAGAATGTAAATAACGAATTTGACCTGTCGAATTGCCCCCACTGTCTCCAAATAGAATGTAACCAGATGCAGTAGATCCATTCAAAAACTGAATACCACCGGTTGATTCAGATTCAATTACTAATTCACCTGCACTAGAATTAACACTACCTCCGCTGTTACCGGTAAAAATATGTAATTTACCTTCTGGTCCATCTGTACCTATACCAAGATTTCCATATTTGTAGGAAAAAACTGACTCTTCACCAGAAAATTCTGTAACACCGCTTACACTTGCAGTACCTAAATTTGTAAATAATACATTGTTAGCATACCCCTCAAATTGGACATGCGCAAATGCTGCTGACCAACTAGTGGAAGGAGATATTTCAATTGCATAATATTCAACAGAATTATAAGTCAACTCAACTAATTTAAATATAGGGTGCCCATAAGAATCAGTCGCCCAAGATTCTAAGCCTCCTGTAGCTAGTGGGGTTCCAGCATTATTAGTATAAAATGTAATTCTTGCACCACCAGAACCAGTAGCAGATGTACCTACCTGTCTCGCACCTTTTAAAACCCCATCAAACCGAACATTGGTTTGAGTTTTTGCAGCTATTAAATAATAATTAATAACTGCTGATCCCGACCCTTGATTTGATAAATATTTTAACACCCAAGAGCTATAATTATCCCCAGTGTGCAGGATTCCCGTGGTTGAGTGAACATGTAGTTTTGCAGAAGGACTTGCAGTACTTATACCTACATTAGTTCCATTATCGTAAATTAAAGAATTGGTTAAATCTGAATTAGCACCGTTAGACCATTTTGTGACATAGTTAGTTGTCCCGGACCCTGTAACCGTGTCACCTATATCGCTTAAAGATTTCCAATCGGTACCTCCTGATCCTGTTGATGTTAAAACTTGATTACTGGTTCCAGCTTCGTTATTGGAATCATAATAAGCTCCAGTTACTCTTAAGTTCCCTTGAACGTGGAGTTTTTGAGAAGGAGCTGTTGTACCTATACCAACATTACCTCCGTCTTTTTGTAAAGTGAGATGGTGGGAAGTATTGTGAGTATATAGGTTTAAATTATTAGCTCCTGCCTCCATTCGTCCACCTAGATTATGCCATTGACCAACAGCAAACCAACTATCTCCAGAACTATCCCCATCTATCCAAGAGCCATAATAATTATTTTGAGAGTCAAAATTTGATCGACCTGTAACAGTTAATTTTTGTTTTGGATCAGTTGTACCTATACCAACATTACCAGCACCAGTAATACGCATTTTTTCAGATAAAGCTCCTGAGTTGACCTTATATGTTGAAAATGCCATATCAAATACATTGCCAAAATCACCTACGGGATTACGAGACACAATCTCCCCGACCACAGTATTATTGGTAGTGTCAGAGCTAAAATATTGCAATGTACCAATGCGAGTGTTGTCAGATATGTTCGTTGATGTGCTGGTTATTCTTATGGTTGCATCCCCGGGTCCAGCAACATTTAATTCATGAACAGGAGATGTTGTTCCTATACCAACATTACCATCATCTAAAATTCTTACAGCTTCGACACCATTACCTGCTTGAAGCGCAAGATCAGCATTAGGATTAGTAGTACCAATGGTCATAAGATCAGTGGCATCACTATATTTTATTTCTGCACCAGTAGCATCATTCGGGGAAGCGAAAATAATCCTCCCCGTATTTGCTGCTGCAGTGACGATGGTCATTCCACCATTAGCATTTGATTCAAGAATTAATGTATCAGCATTTCCGTCGAAGCTAGATAAACCTGAGACGGCTTCTTTAACGTGAAGTTTTGCACTTGGACTTACTGCACCTATACCAACATTACCATCACCAATAATACGCACCTTTTCTGAAGATGTGCCAGTGTTGTCTGTGAAGAACGAAATGTAGCCAGTATTATTCGCACCCGTCGTTCCCCCTTGAATCATTGCTACAGATCCAACGTTATTTGCGAAATTGACAGTAGAAACTACATCAGTGCTATTATTATTAGCGTGAGTAAGTCTTATTTCAGCTCCACCCGCTGCAGAGCCATCGCTTTTGATTTCCAATTTAGCGTCGGGACTTGGAGTACCTATACCAACATTACCACCATAAGGATTTAACGCAATATCCCAATCTGCGGTTTGCGTACCATTTGTTACCTGAATACCAATACCAGCACCATTATTAACTTGTGCGAAAGTCATATTGGTGGAATTACTATCATGAGGTTTTAGCTTAAGAACACTGTAAGTGTCCATTAAAGCTTTGGTTGTAGCATCACCAGTCCCAACGGGACCAAAATACCCTCTACCAGCAACTTGTAACTTGCCTAATGTAGGAGTTACTCCACCTATACCAACATTACCAGCAGAGGTTATATAAAATAATGTAGAACTGCTAGTTGCTCCACCTGCGGCAATTCTGTTAATTTGGTAGTAGTCGTTATTTGTATTATATTCACTAAACCAAGAGGAGCTTGATGCACCTTGTTGCGTAGGTCCTACATGACCTGTACTGTTAGAGTTTAAGTTACCACCAATCCATAACCTCATAGCTCCAGTACTATTATAGTATGTAGTACCAATTTCACCCATCGAGTTGGTATCGGTATACGCAAAATTCATTTTTGCGCCATCCTTATTCGATCTAGCAATTAAACCGGGAGTAGCACTAGAGCTTCTAAGAACATCAAATTTACCCAAAGGCGAAGCTGTTCCTACGCCAGCATTGGTACCGTTGTCATATAATACCCCTGATGTGAGAGTATCTTCATCAGCCCAGCGAGCTACATAATTAGCAACACCAGAACCTCCTACGCCAGATAAAACGTCTTCTATAGCTTTCCAATTAACACCAGTAGCACCTTCGTTTGTAAGCACCATTCCATTATTGCCAATGGAATTATTTGAGTCGTAAATGTTACCAGAGATACCAAGTTTATTAACATTAAGTCGATTACCATCTGTAAAAGTTAAATCAGCGTCCCCACCGAAAGATCCTGCGTTATTAAATTGGACGGAGTTAAGTGGAGCGCCGGGAAGAGCATCGGTTCCAGCTCCAGTAATCTCGACCCAAACCCCATCTCTTTTTACGTAGAGTTCTAGATTGCCAGTATCAATAAGTACTGCACCATCAAGAACGCCGGTAGGTTTAGTTTCCCCCGCTCCTATTGTAAATCTATCTCCTGCGTATCTTGTAATTGCCATAACTATGAAAAATTAAATGTTGCGCCGTAAAATGCTCCACTGTTATACTCACCATCGTTAGTATTATAAAATATTTTTATTTTGTGGTCTCCTTGCGTTAAACTTTTGGTATGAGTAAACACAGCGGAATCTTTTACATAATCTCTCCTTGTGGTTTGTTCGACTACGTTACTAATATCCGTTGTGTCTCCAATAGAATTAAATTTTTTGATTGAAGTCCCCAAATTTTTTCTGGTTCCGGGGCTAGCAGGGGTTTGGGTCCCCCCCGCATTAAAGAATTTACAATGATCCATATCCCATGGTCTAGTTCCGCCGCCACCGGGTGCAGTACCTTTACAAATTAACTCGTCATCTATGTATAATTGAAATAAATCGTATTCATCAGAATTGACTTCACCCAGACCAGAAGCTTTAATTTCTAGATCTGCTGCTTCAGATAAATTGAAAGAGCCTTCGGCATAACCGCTCTGTATAAAATGGTTGTAATATTGAAACGAATATTCTTCGCCAAGCCCTACATTTGCATAATAATCAACCCATCCGAGGTCATATAAAGTTTTATCATCGGCCTGAAAAAAAAGGTTAATTTTTCTACCGTTATCTTCTATTATCCAAGGGTCTTCTCTGTGGTATCTAGTGAGAGGCTGACTTCCAATACCAACATTACCATCAGAAGGTATGTACCAACCAAAATAAGGTCTTTGCGTGATGGAAGAGAAGTCATAATCTGTTGTTAAACTGGCAGATTTATAAGTAGGAAAAAAATCTTCACTAGTAGCGTCATCAAAAGGATAGGTCGTATTTAATGAAAGTCCTATGTTGCCATAATTTATTGGATTTATATATTGACCCACATTAGCAGTATCTCCAAAATCAACACTCCCATAATATAAACTATTGACAGTTCCTACACCCACAGTACCACCTCCCCAATTAATTGCAGTTTCAGAAGGAGTTGACGTAGAACTATCTGACTCTGATTGATTTTTCCAAAATGCTGTTGGGAAGTTAATGCTCATTAGTGATTGTATCCTGTTACTGCTGAAGCAAATATTTTTTCATTCATTGCGATAAAAGTATAAACATTTGTTCTTGATCCGCTAACTCCGGGACATTTACCGGCACCCGCCGAACTTACAGCTGTACCTTGAGCATGAGGTAAATTATCATTTTGCTCACTCCATAAAACTTTATCTGTAGAACTACCAGATTTAAATAGTACTGTTCTGAAATCATTAAAGTTAGCTTGAGTATTTTCTACATACATAGTCAAAGTTTGTCCGGGATGAGGAGTTCCCGGCGTAAATGAAAAAGTTGTATTAGCGTCTATGGATTGGTACTGAATATTACCGTTTGTCCAGTCCACACCTATGTTTCCAGCAGATGCTGATGCACCAATATTACCAACGTTGTGATAAGAAGCTCCTTGAATCTCTAGAGAATCTCCTGTAATGGTACCTGCAAAATCAGCGGATCTTGCGGTAAAATCACCGTTTACCTCTATAGAGTCTGCATTGCCTATTTGTATTGTTGGGGCATCGAATTGTATTTTCGTAGGATGAGTAAGTGAAACTTGGGCTGAAGTACTAGACACTCCTCCTCCATCGTTAAAATTAATAATTTCTCCTACGTTAGTAATAATATTATCCTGTAGGTTTAAAGTTTGAGTGGCAGTATGGTTACCTAGATTATCTCCACCAACTGGCTTCCCTATACCACTTCCTGTAGTTAACAAACCGTTATTAACATTAAGCATTATATAGGCGTAATTAGTGCCGTCAGCAGCAGCAGTAGTATCCTGCCAACTTGGGTTATTGAAATAAACATTAGTTTGCCCAGAAAGAACTGGAGCTGGGTATCCGCCCCCTGCATTATCTCCTGAAAATATATAATCTGCTAATTCTGAAACTGTAATTCTATTTGTGGTGTACTGTCCTCCATCAGGACCTACTGCTACAGGCAAAAGGAACGTGCCACTTACTGTTGAACTCGTTCCTATTCCTACTAATTGAGATATTTTTTTATTTGCCATATCCTTTTACCTTATATTTAATATACACTGTTTAATACGGTGGGATTAAGTTTGTTACCAATAAATCATCAGTTTCCTGCTGTAAATAATAGCCATCTTGATTTACCCCATCCGGAGCCCCCTCCAATAATACAAAATCTTCAATCTTTTCCATACCTAACACTCCACTTATAAAAAGCCCTGAAGCTAAATTATCAGGGTTTAGCTCTACTGAAAATGATGCGCCGAAAGTTTTACTATCCCCTATACTAGTATCATAATTAAAATCTTCTAAAACTGCCCCTTTAAATATATACCTTAAAGCTTCCACTTGAGTATTTATTGGAATTGTCCCCCCATTAATCGGAGGTGTTATAGGTTTTTCACAATTTTTAGGATCAACGCTAATAGTAAAATCATAACCACTATTAATTGAAACTAGATCAACTAATGAACCGCTATTACCTGACTCTACTATACCATTTAAAGAAAGGCTGGCAAAAACTGGGGAAGTAGAACGATTATCTACAGGAAATTTATAACCAAGACTAGTTAAGGGTTGTCTGTTAAAATCAATGGAAATGTCATATCCTTGAATATGCAGCTTATTAAAATCGACCCCTAAACCAGAAAAAGAATCTGTAGTAATTGTAATGTCTCCCGGTTTTAGCGCAGGATAACCTTCGTCTGCTAAAATTCTAGGTATGATAACGTCTTTGTCGGGAGAAATGGTTCCACTTTTTGTTTCTATACCGGGAGCTTGAAAACCACTCCCACTCATATCAAAATTAGCATTATACGCAGTAAATGAAGCCGAAGCAGCAGGTAAAGCTCCAACTGCTCCTTGAGTTGTATAGTTGTTTATATAGCAATTACCAAAAGATATAACATGATAATCTGGGGCGTTTGGATCTATAGATTGATAAATATCAGGAGATAAAAAATCTTCTTTTTGGTAAAATTTATTTATATCGTCTCCTTCTTGATTAACTACCAAATATATATTTTTACAATCTCGGTACTGATTCACCGGGAAAGTTTCCCAATATTTTTTATTAGTTCTACCTTTATTTTCTTCAAAAAATCCTGACAATAAAGACACATCTTCATTATTATTGTAATACGGTCTACCTTCGAAAGGAAAATTATAGAGGGGGTAATTTACGTTAAAACCGAGCCTAGCTTCATTTTTTGTTCCGCAGAGTAGGTAATTAAAAGAAAGGTTTACAGTCGGGTAATTTATGATAGGTCTGTCTACTATACCGCGCTGATTTAGCTGAAGTATATCTTCATGAGGAAGATTAATTTGATAACTAACAGACTGTACCCGGTCTATAGGGTTTAAACGGTTTATTTTCTGAACTAGGTTGCTATGATCATTAGTGGCAGGACCGCCGTTGTAGTCAAAATAATTATAACCACTTTCTGGAGCAGGCCCTACGAATAAAGCCTGACAGTTGTAAATTACATTCGGCCTTGCCATTATTTTTTCCCTTCATAAACACTAGCGTAAAGGATTCCAGCCAAAAAGTCGTCCACTTGATGTTCTAAAGCTACATCTTGGACTTTCTTGACCCTTTCGTGATTTCTATCCGTAGGCTCCGCAGCGTATCTTCCAGCTTTAGCTAACCAGTTTTCAGGATCTTCGTTAGCAATAACTATATTCGCAATTTCTTTTGCAACTTGTTTTTGCTGCTTACTTAACCTTTTTCTATTGTGAAGTTGCCTTAAAGAAGACTCCACCTCCAGATTAAGTTTGTCGGAAAGGTTTAGATTCTCTTGAATTGTAGATAAGCTAAAATGTACTTTAGCTTTTGTTCCTATTGGCGTCTTAGTATCAGTTTCTTTTGGCGTATTAGAGCCAGAAGGTCTTCCTGTCATTTGGGGGCCTTTTGCTCCCCCTATAATTGGTTGATATAGTCCCTCTTCTTTCAGATCCTTGAATTTGCGTTGAGATTCTATAGACTCTTCTAAAGTAGGGAATCTTCCAGACTCAATTGCTTGAACACCTTCTTCTGGAGTAAGAACCCCAAGCTCTATTAATCTACTATAGATTCTTGAATATACTGAGTTATCTTTTAAATCGACATCTTCAAAATGTGCAGTAGGATAATTTTTAAAACCCATTTCTTTAGAAATTCTTCTAATCTCAGGCATTAAGAAGTTTTCAAGAAATACCCGACGTCCCTGTTTTAACCTCTCCATGAAGACTTGAACTTTTATACTGGTATTCGCGAATTTTTCATCACTAAGAAGAATATTATTAAGACCCATCTGAATATCTTGGTTAACTACCTCATATTTTTTTGAGTCAAGAATATTTCCAATATCTGGTATTACAAATTTAGCATCAGTTGTATAGTCAGATATAAGGACACGACCTACAGATTCATTTTCAAAAAGTTTCTGCATTGCGGTAAGATTTTGCTGATTAACTCCGCCTTCTGCAGGTTTGGTTCCCATTGTAACTAACAGTATAGCTTGATTGGTGGTTCTAGCTACCGCCATATCCATCTGTTTCATCTCCTGCTTCCAGTTTATATCTTCTAAGACCGGATACCCCATAGGAACCGCAAACGGCTCGTAATCCTGCTTTTTGTAGAAAACAGCGGCTAATCTTTCTGCATTCAGGGGGATAGTAATAGCAGCAGCTCCTACATTTTTAGAATCTTGAATTATTTTTTTAGTTTCTTCAGGGAGACTGTGGAAGACTTCTTCCTCTTCTTCAGTTTGAGGATACCTAAGTCTTTGCAGTTCATAATCAGTAACTACTTTATAGTAAATACCAGTGCTAAATGTTATACTCCCTTGAAGCTGAATATCAGATGGGTTTAAAATAATATACTTAGCAGGGATTTCTAATTCGTCGGAAGCTTGGGACAGTCCAAAAGTCTGATTAATTTTAATAGCATCAGATTTGTCCATTTTAGCGTTAAATCGATATATAAAAACATTACCGGATCTATAATATTCTCTAAAAAATCTACTCTGCAAGTCTCCAATGTTAATTCTTTTAAATAAGGTGTCAAAGAACTCTCGGGATTTTTTACTACCGCCTGTATAGTAAAGATCACTTATAGAAAATTCAGTCATCAGATCTATAGTATTTCTAAAAACTGAAAAATTATAATAAGCTTTCTGGCATAGAATAATCGTATCTCTAACATCGATATTCGAATTATTCTTGACACCATGAGAATATTTAAATGGTATCATGCCATTTTCAATATTCCTAAATCTGTCAGTTCGCGGAATATCAGCCGCTGCATTTCTACGAGTCCTCGTTTGGCTAGCTGTCGATTGATGCATAGCCATTAAAGGTTCCGAGCCTTGTTCCGTTTTCTTCCTTACTGCCATAATTTAATATAATTTTACACTTAACCAAACATTTTGGGAGTAAACGTATAGTTAATTTCCTCTTGTTTGGTATTTTTAATATCATTATAGGCCTTAACCGCCCAATTACCTAACATTAGTGTAGTGTAATTATCTTTTCGAGCTCGGTTAACAGAATTGCTACGACGCAAGTGTTGGGGCAAATCAAAAGTCTGTGTTCCTTTAGCTGTTGTTTTGACTTCAACTAAAGCGCACTGCTTTTTAGTTTGATGAATCATATCGTCCTGAAACTCTATAAACTCACCTTTTGTATCATGAGGAGTCAGTTTTAAAGGAACTGACTGATTGACACATTTGTCGAAGTAGCTTCCACAAGCTGCGGTTCTAGACCCAAACCAAATACGTTTGTGATCGATTGAAGCCTGTAGGTATTCATTAGCTTCTCTTAGGAAAGTGGTAGAAAATAACTGCTTAAAACAAATAACGCTTTCTTTTTTATTATAATCCTGTTTAGCTTTTTGGAGCATGTTTTGATAATCGACCCCTGATTTATCACTATTATAATCAAAGAATTTAATATTGATTTTTGAACTGCTAAACAATTCAGACTCGTTAGCGCTATCAATAAATTGGTATCCAGCGTTATCAATAATTATTAAGGATAGGTTAAAATTCGTTACAATATAATAAAGATATTTTATGTGGTCTCTGAGGTTTCCCCCAGCCACAGCATAAGAATGAACTAATGTAGAATGATTTTTAGAATCTGCGTCCACCTCAAGAACAGACATTGCAAAATAATCTGAGCTAGGGCTATTACTAAAACTTGGATCAATTGCTAAAATATACTCTTTATCTTTGTCCCCCTTTAAAAGCGTGTTAGGCTTCTCTCCGTCTGGGATAGTACAATCGTACATTTTTTTTGCACTAAAGTAACTATCGCTACCATCTGTAAATTGAGCACAATATTCTCTTAAGAAAGAAGAATTGGAAGACCCACCTGCCCTAGCTTCTTCTATAACAGTACTGTCGATCATATCAGGAGGTATAGAATCAAAAGCCATCTGAGATATAAAATAATTTGACTGCAAAATATCATCAGAATAAATATTACCCATCCACTCTTTATAGGTTTTGTATAAATTTTCAAAACTAAAACTAGCGGAAGAAAGAGCTATCATTTTAGAATTATTTTTAAATACAACCCTATCTTTTTCTTGCATTTGCCCCTTAGCAATTAATTCATCTTCCATTTCTCTTATTTTTATCCTTTCAGCCATATCTTGAGGAGCAACCAAGAAAGGCATCAGAACAGTTTTAATTGTTTCTTCAGGTAAAAGGAGAAATTCGTCTAGCACTAGAATGTTAGCGCGAAAACCACGAATTTTTTCACCGCTTAATGGAATAGCCGTAATAGTTCCTTCATTTATTTTCCATTCGAATTGGTCATTACGTTTAGATTTAGCTCCGAAAGCATGAGCTAGCATTTGAGCTTCTTTAGACTCAACAATCTTTTCAATGTTGTTAAAAATAAATCTAGCGGTACGAAAAGTAGGGCCAGCGATTAATATTTTTGTTCTAGGCTCAAATACACATTGCAGAAAACAATATACAGCAGCTATAAAACTTTTACCACAACCACGTCCCCATACGCACATATTAAAGTTTCTATTAAAAAATGCTTTTAATGTAATCTCTTGAAAAGGAGCTAATTTAATTCCTGAAAGCAGCTCTGTAGTAAAACCTAGATTTTGACGAAGAAATTTAGCTAAAGTAATTTTAGCTTGTTTATCACCTATCTCTCCCTCTATATTCTTGTACTCCTCGTTTAGGTTAGTGAGAGAAGTCTCATATTTTTCTGGACAGTACCACATTATAATAATTTTAGTTCGTAAGCTAACTGAAGATCAAATTTTTCTTTTAAAATATCTGATAGTAAAAGTTTTTTAACTATTCTCACGCACTCCTGTCGACCATCTACAAAAAGAAATTGTATATGAGGATATTGCTGTATTAAATCTCTGACATTATGAAAAATAAAATCAGGAGTAACTCTAGTATTTTTTTTATAAACATAAGAAAGTTTATTAAAAGCAAGACACTCTTCTATTTTTCTTTCAATCAATATGATCATATAGGCACCTTCTTCCGCAGCTTTATCTATTTCATTTTTAAATCTTTCTAAACCAGAGCTAAGAGTGCCAATTAAATCAGGTACAGATTTTCTTTCTATGTAAGTGTTGTGAGTTTTATCTTTATCGTTTAAACAATAATCTCCGAATTTTAAACCTTTTATCTCAGTAGGGAAATCTAAGATTCTCAAAGGTTTTTGTTCTCGTGAGTCGATATATATTAAATGATCTTTTGTAAAGTTTTCTGTAAAAGTCATATTGCTCGGAAATTTTGACAATTTCGTTTTAAGACCTATAGACTCACATAACTTATAGTAATCCTCAAAAATCATTTCGTAATAATGAATAGGAGGGAAAGGCAATGTCCTTAGTTCAACTTCAGTTGGGGCATACTTTATATTTTTTTCATTTTTTCTTTTAATTAGTAAATTTTTACAATACTCTCGGGATTGATCTAAAGGAATCTTTTTGAGCCAACTTTTTAAACTTCTTTTATCATTGAAGTCTGAAGAAAAATACTGATCTTTATTTTTAAAATTTATTAATTTTTTAGTATACAAGTCATACCGGGGGTAGTGCTCATGATAATAATCTTTCACAGAGATTTTATGAGCTTTAAGATGTAAATGAAGCCCTTTATCTTTCGTAAATTCTTTTTCGCATATTTTACATTTAACCATTTAAAATTTCTTCCTCGCTTATACCCATGATCCTAGACTTTATATCTTCCATAGATCCTAATCTTTCTATCTCTGAAGAGATATTTTTACGTCTAAGGTCGGCTATCTTAATCATTTTATTGCGAGACTCTTCATCTTTCCAAAGTTCTACCAGATTTAAAATAGAGGCAGACTGCTGCATCTGTTTACTCATCCGCTGACTTCTTTTTTCTTTTAGTTCATTGAGTAGTTTAGTTTGTCTATTTACACATTGATTATATTCAGTCTGTGCGGTGTTGATTGCTTCAACCAAACTCATTGCCATTTTCCGACCTTCAGTGTCTTCTGCGTTTTGATCCAAAAGAGTTTGTAATCTTTCGACCCTTCTTTGAATATTAGAAGCTATAACAACTTCAGCAGAAAGTACTATATATTGATCTACCTCTTCTTGGGTTAAGTCATCCTTGTCCCAAGTATATCTTACGAAACTACTTTCAAATAATTCTCTATCAGTTTCTATAGAGTAAGTGCTAATCTGATGAAGAAAACGATAGGTGTGCATATACCCAATTAAAGTCGACAAACTTCTTTTATGTTTTGAAGTAACTTTATTTTTATCTATACCGTTATGAACATACTTATTTACCCTAACTAGTGCTCTAGCCTCAGACTTAGGAGGAGCATATCCCCCTTCCGCTGTGTCTTCAGGTGTGATATCAGAATATTTAACCTTATTATCTATAGCGCTCAGGTATTCAAAAAGCACTTTATATCTAAGATCGAGTGCAGATATTTTAGGTTCTTCGAATATAGTTCGAGCTATTTCCATGGGTTTCATGGACCCGCAATTATTATATATAAACTCTTTTTGATCTTCAGTAAGCTCAACTTTTTCTTTTGGATAATGCTTACTTGTGACCTTGACTTCTATACCTTTTTCATGTAGAAACTTTTTAACAGCTCTCCCTTCCTTAGATCTACCGTCCTGTTTATCTTTTGGCAAGTCAGGGAACACAGATTTCATAATGTTATTTATGTAAAGATTTTTATCCTCTCCACTGTTCCATAGCTCTAGGATAGCTAATTGCTGATCTTCATTAAGGGTAAACTTTTTAGCGCTCATAATATCTCTATTTCACCGTTATGTAACATTTTTTTTACTTTATTTATTATAGCTTTTTTTACATTTTTAATTTGTTTGTAGCCGGGGACACGATTTTTTTCATTCGTCTTATACCCCATTAAAGTTGCGGCATCTTCTTCAGATAAATGATCAATATATAAAGCTTTGTATATTTTCCATTCGGCGGGCTTTAGAGTCTCTTTCATTTTGGCATTTACCTTCGACATTATATTAATTATGTCAATATTGTTGTATTCAGCTGAATTTAATTCATAGGTATGGTCATTTATTGAAACGGGGAGTTTAGCATTATAAGCTTGCTTTTTTGTTTTCTCCCAGTTGGCGAATAGAGGGCATGAATCACTTTGCTTTCCATAAATATAGCATAAGTCTCCAGCTTCTGCGGCAGCACATTTCAGACAAGGTCTACAATAGTTTCCGTAATTATTACGGATTAAATTTTTAATCTGATTAGAAATTATTCTATTAATCCACGGATTTAACGGTTTGTTAATGTCATATAAATGCCATTTGTTAAATATATGAATTCTAAGTATTTGAGAAACATCATCAAAGTCCATCCATGAAAGTGCCGTCAGGTTCCACTTGGATCTTCTTTTTTTTATTTCTCTATCTATTTGTTCAATATTATCTTCAAATTTTAGTTTAGGTTTTCGCATCAGATTTACGTGAACTTCCCGCGTCCCTCATGAAATCCTGTTCGAAACTATCTAAAGAATAACTCGAATCAGGTTGCCTTTGAAACTCTTCTTGTTCGCTATCGGTATTAGACCCCATGATTTCCCCTATTTTATTTACATTTTTAAATCTAGACGCTTCAATACTAACTTGTAGTTTATCAATATCTGGAATTGAAAATTCTTCTTCTTCCTCTATTTCAATTTGAGGTTCAACAGTTTTAGCTCGGGGTTTAAAAATTTTTTTAACCGGCGCTGATGCAGTCAAAGAAAAAGACTTACCGCAAGAAGCACAAAATTTAGGCTTACTTAAAGAATACTCTGTTGCTGAACCGCAATCTGGACAATACGCTTTCATAAAAAAATATTACACTATATATAGTATTAATCCTTATCAGTTTTTCAAAAAAAGTGTATTCTCTTTTATATATGGAAAACTCCAAGTTTACCAATGCGGATGGTGTTGAATATGATCTAATATGGAAAAAACCTCATTATAAATATAAAGCTGATGGTTTATGTAGTAGCCCAGAGACTGAGAAGCCTACCATTGAAATAGACCCTACTTTAAAAAATAGAAGAAAGATGAGTGTCCTCGTTGAAGAAGTCACTCATGCTTTCTTTTGGGATATTCCCGAATATAAAGTTAGAAAATTTTCTGCTCTTGTAGCGCGATTAATAAAGAAAAATATTAATGATTTTCGATAGAGCTAATTTTTTGAACAATAAATCTTGTTAATGCAGACCTAACAATATCAGTTTCATCAAATTCAAACGTATGAATTCCCATATCTTTGCTTTCTTCATTGTTGAAAGCTGAAAATATCTTTTCAAACCCTCCTCTATTTCCATTCTTTAGGTCTGTTTGCATAGGATCAGCCATAATAAATCCTCGAGAATACCTTCCAATTCGAGTTAGAACTGTTACTATTTCTCTAAAAGAGCTGTTTTGAGCTTCGTCTAAAAGAATAGCTTTTCCATTCCAGCTCATACCCCTAGCAAAATTTACGGGATGTATTGAGACTCTTTGATCTCTTTGTAGTTTTTTTACAGTATCTTCATTTAAAAGTTCATCCAACTTATCCATAAAAGGTAGATTATAATAATGCAACTTCTCATCAGCATCTCCGGGGAGGAAACCTAACCTAGAATCCGAGCTTTCCACTGCAGAACGCATATATATTACATCAGAGACCTTAGAGTCATTAAGAAGATTAAGGGCAGAATATACTGCTGTTAAAGTCTTAGAGCTACCTGCAGGCCCTTTGCACAATACTAGTCTTGTGGATTTATTTAATGATATTTCTATAAATCGTTTTTGTTTTTCTGTCCAAGGTAATTCTTCTATATAAAAATTTTCTCTTGGTTTGATAGTATCCCTTTGGTGAATTTTCACTTTTCCGTCGGTAACTTCAAGGGACTCAAAATCCCCTGTGTGTTTAGCTCTTGACATCACTAATATGATACACGCTTTTAGTGTAATATTAAAATGAAAAGTTATAAGGAGGGAGAAAATAAAAAAATGCCCACTGTATCTTAAAAGGGTGTAATTAGATTTAAGAAACATGAAAATTGTAGACTTTTCAGAAAAGATTATTAAATGGCGCGAAGAGCAAGAAGCTGCTATGAGTAAAAAGCAGTATGAAAAAATTGATACCAAAGAACTCAAACGCGATAACCAAAAAGAAAAAGAAAAGCATGAAAAAGATGCTTTAAAAGACGACGATAGTAAAATCAAAAAACTCAAAAAGGGTAAACCTTCCGAGAAGAAAAGCGTCGAAATAGTCGATATCGAAAAAGATAAAAAGTACGATAAGGAAAATCTTAAGCAGATGAAAAGTGCTGTCTTAAGCTCAAAAGAAAAAAATAATCTTCCTGATTCTGATTTTGCATATATTGAGCCCGGAGGAGAAAAAGACGATGAAGGTAAGACAGTCCCCCGTTCATTAAGACATCTCCCAATTAACGATGCTGCTCATGTACGCAATGCCCTAGCTCGTTTGGACCAAACTGACATTAGTGAAGAAGCCAAAAAAACAGCCCTGAAAAAAATTAAAGCTGCGGCTAAAAAGTTCGGAATAAAAGTCAGCGAAGCTTCTGCTTCAGTGGACTATTCGGACTTGTACTAAAAAAATTAAAGCATGCAAAAATAAAAACCCCCGTGAATGCGGGGGTTTTTTACATGCCTTTAAGAATAGATTCCTGTAACAGTAATTGGTCTAAAACCTGCATCATATGTATCTAATATGTATTCAGAAAGACCTGCGTTGTACTGTTTTCTAAAATATTCTCGACCCAAATGATTTATTAATAATTGAAGTTGATCTGAATCTCCAGTATTTATCAATCCAGTTATTAAAGCGTCATAACCCGTCGCTAATTCTCCAGTGTTAAATTCTTGATGAATTAAAGACTGTAAAATCATTGGGTTATTACCAGTGTAAATTGCCATAATTATTAATACACTTAAAATATTAAGCTGAACGATACTCTTTTAAAGGCTTTTTGTTGTCTTCCTGCTCTTTGAGCTCTTCTTTTTTCGAATAGTGATTGTAAAAAAAGTATGGAGTGTTTCCGTAAGACCTGTCTATATCTTCCGAACATAAAGGGTCATTAAACATTTTAATTTTAGGAGGTTTGTCTTTAGGATAAGGAACTATAAAATCAGCATTATGCCAACGCAAAAGGTTATTAGGGGGTATAGCATAATTACCATCGTCCAGTTCTATAAAATGAAAACATTTTGAGTCTTGATCATTAGCGTACCCAATGTTAAGTTCATTTAAATCTCCTTCGTAATCGTCAATAGTAAATATATATTTACCTGAACGCCACACACCATCACGACAATGAATGTCTACCCGTTTATTCTGCAAAAACCCAAATGTCGTTACTGCAATATTGTTATCTTGACAATCCCATGTTTGCAATAATGATAAACGTTTTTCTTCATCTTCGCTTAAAATATCGTAGTCTTCCTTATGGCAAAAAGCTGATATAGGAATCTGCCAAAAAATTGCACCAAGACAAGACTGAAAGTGAAAATGCATTGGCCTATTAATCATAGATTTTGCTCCGAATATGTAACCTTCCGTCAGTCCTTTATCTTCGGGGCTGAATATATATTTATTTCTTATGTAGCATTGAATATACGGGGTGTTTGCGTTTAACTGAGCCATATTGTTATTAATTAAAAACTTAAACTAAAGCAACGTCAAAATCAGCATTAACAGCCCCATTGTTACCATTAGCAGATACAACGTCAAAGAGGATATCTGTTTTAGGTTCTAACCTGCTAGGAAAAGGCAAGTTTTGACTAATATCATTACTAGTATTTACCGAAAATATTTCTTGAACTCTAAAAACTTTTCCATATTCTCTAGTTCTAAGCTGAATTGTATAGTTAATTTCACTTGCACTACTAGGGTTATATGCAGTTGAGTGATAACCCATTAAATAACCAGTACAATCGGATGGAACAGTATACAAAGCCATTAAGGTTTGGTCGTTTCCAGCCAATACTTGAGCATAAGATGTTGCTGCGTCACCGCTTGCGTGTATATTGATATTTCCGCTTATTGGTGTAGAGTCATTATTAAAAGATCTAAAAACTCGACTCCAACTACCTTCAATATTAACATCTGAAACTCCGTTTAGATTTCCAGTCCAACTTTGATCTTTGAAGTTCTCATCCAAACCTTGAACTATAAATTCTTGTGAGTCGCTTCCTTCAGAAGATTTTATTTGTATTCCTGTTCCTGCGTTTGGAGGGAAAACATATTTTGAGGAACCGTCCCAAATAGTTTCAGGTGAAG